CTTGCATCAGAATCCAGAGTTATTGGTTCCTTATCTGTAAACTTAATTTCTTTAAGTACTGGTTCAAATGTCGCTAGATCGGTTGCCTTAATGACTCTACCAAATGAAGCATTCTGAGCAGTGTTATATGTACCACCAGTTACACCTAAACCAGCAATTGAATAAGTAATACTTTCAGCACCACCAGTTGTGTTTATAGCAGTTACAGTAAAGAACTGATAATCATAATCACTGGAATTATATCCGTCTGCAACATCAGTAATCTGAACGTTTTCGACAAAAATCTTATCATTTACTGCAAATGGGAATTCAGTAAATCCAGTAACAGGTGCTCTTAATTTGAGTTCATTTAATTTACCATTGGATGTGGCACCAATAATACGAACACCATTAGAATTATTGGTTGCGATAATTCTCAGATTCTCATTTAAATTACTGTCACCAGAAATAATATCAACATCAAATACTGAACTACCTTGAAGAGTTGCTCTAGCACTAATATTAGTGTTACCAATTGCAACTATTGTTGGTGGTGTGGTGTAATTAACACCAGATGTAGAAACACCAATTGATTCTAATGCTAGAGTATTTTTTAATTGCAGAATAACACTTGTATCTACTTTTGGTGTAAGAGTTAAATCTTCTAAAAACTCAATTCCAGTATCTACAACTGTAGTGTCTCTGATTTCTCCAATTTCAGAACCATTAACATTCAGAATCGCATTTGTTCCTGTTGTTGATCCAATAGATGTTACAACTGGTAGATTTCGGATATTCACTCCAGCATTTACAATATCAACAGAGTGAATGCCACCAAAATCATTTTTGGAAGTTGTGGAATAAACTGCTTTACTAAATCCAGTAGATGTGTATGATGTTGTTTCCGCAGCACCAACTAGAGTAAAATCAAAGGTAGTAGAACCAACTGATGTAAGTCTGTAAGATTGATTATACTTAGAATCAACTACAACAATATTAGAATAATCATTAACAAATTCATTTACCGATGAAGGATATGTTTCTGTATATTTGACATCATTTCCTTCGATTCTGTAAAACAGATTCTTGGGGAGATCTGTGCCAACTTGGATGTCAATTACAGTCGCAACATCTTCATCACCTATAGTTCCAGTTTTACTGATTAATGTAGATTCATATCTTCCATCAAATTTATCATCTGTATAGAAATTAATATCATATCCAGAGAGACTACTATCGGAGACTGCGATAGAAACATTTCCACCATTAGTTACTTCTAATTTTGGATTCAGAAGTGAGATTTCATGTGTTCCACTTCCTTGATCAGTAATATTAATTTGTTCATATGGAGATAATGTAGCAGCGTACATGGAATCTGCCAGTTTGATCTTATCATCAGTAAGTTTAATTACATAATACTCACGATTATCTTGGAGAGGAGTTGCTACACCTACAGCGTTTGTATAAACAACAATATCACCAGTTTTTAATCCATGATTTGGAATAGTAATTTCATTCGTAGTAGTTGAAACTGCAGTACCAACAAACGTTTTTGGATCAACAACAAGTTTCTTCAGATAATCATTATACTTGAATGCAAATCTCTGTGTTCTGCTGCTAGTAACGTCTAATTTAACTTCATCACCAACCTTCATGCTGTGATTGGAATCAAGAACAACTTGAGCAGAAACTTTCTTGACGACACCAGTAATATTATCTTTAACCTGTGAAAGAGTATGATCTTTACCCTCTAATCCACTACCAACAAAGAATACAGATGATGAAATACCTGCAAATGCTTTAGATGTCGCAATTCCAAGAAGATTAGTTCCAACTCTTACAGCAAATAGATCAACATTAGCAAGATCAAATATATTATTCAGAGAAGAAGTAGCGGATGCTTTAATTGTTCCACCAACAGAAACAAGACTCAACTGATCACCAGTCTTAAATTTATGTCCAGGAAGATAAATTGATCTTTCTGGAATAGCAACTCTAATAACTTTATCTCCTGCACTACCAATTGGAACGTGTGTAGCACTAGCACCTACACCAACAGCAGTAACACCGAAGTTTTGTTTATATGCAAACTCAACATTTTTATTCTCTAATTTAGAGTTTACATCAAAAGTAAACTCAATAGGTTGTTTAGTTACAAGAACATCTACGTTATGAGCACTAGATGTAGTGCCATTAAATTCTCTAGTAACCTTATATTTGTTGTTTATGTCGTCAATATCAGCAATAAGCATTTGCTCATCACCAATCTGAATAATATCACCTTTATCAAATTTTCTGGTGATTGTACTATCTGCCAAACTAATGGTAGTTGTAATTCCACTAGTTGCTACAACAGGCATAGCAAGTGAGAGTGTTGTATTTACAGTAGAAACTCCAACTACTCTAAATCCCTCAATATTCTTATAACTTGAAGAGGAAATACCAGAAATCTCAATGGTATCAGTATCTAAGAAACCATGTGGGATTGTAGTAATTCCGGTAATAACATTATCCTTAACGCTAAAGATTGTATTTTCAAGTTCTACTTCAGTAGTTGTAATAGACTGAATGGATTTACCAGTAATCTCTCCAATCTCTGCATCTATTGAGTCATCACTAAGATTTACCTGTTGTCCAACTTTATAGTCTTTACCAGCATTCTCTACAGTAATGGAATCAATTCTTGCACCTTTAACATGATCAACATCAATTCTTGTTTTTGACTCTAATGGGTCTGCTAAGAACGGATATTCTCTAGAGGGGTCATTCAATCCCAAATGTGTGACATTTCTCTTATACAGACCACTATTGATACGTTTGTCTGATTGATCAACTAAGATATCATAGTTAAATGAATCAGTTTCGTTATAATGTGCATTAGTGATATATGGATATGCTATTTGACCAGCATTAGTTATTGGTGCAAAGTATGCATAAGTTCCATTGGGGAATTCATCAGTCTGACAGAATCTACCATTAAATTCATCAAGATCAGTGTTTTGAGTTGGTTTGTAAATATAGTCTTGAGAAAAGAAACCAGCAGAATATCCACCTGGTCTTAATTGATTACTTGATTCGACATCTAGAGTATAACTTGATACGAGTCTCTTAATTCCACCTGATGATCCATTGACTCTAATCGCATTTGCATTGCCATATGCACCATAGATTGGATTGCCGTCATATGCCCATCCAAGAATTGGAGAGTGCTTAAACAGACTTGCATCATTAACTGGGTCAAACTCTACAATGTTTCCAGAATTTACTTTTACATTGTCATCTAATATTTGACGATATCTCTTTCCAGGATAGAAACCAACTAACTTATTTTCATTAATAGACAGAGGTGATCTAATCTGAACCATGTCTCTATTAAGAGTAATATCGAGTTCAGTTGAATATCTTTCAACGTTATTGATCTTCCATTCATGAACTTCTGCATTTAATTTTGCATCTGCTCCTGTTGGAATAACATGAATAGTCGTCCCTTCTTTATATCCGCTGCCACCATCAACAATAGTAACTGTAGTAATCTTACCATCAACAATGGTAGCAGTCAGTTCCGCCATTCTACCCTCACCTATTACCTTAATAGTTGGTGGTGATGTATATTCCGAACCTGGATTGGCAACAAATGCGCTTACTATCTTACCTTCAGAAACAATAACTCTAATTTCTGCTTCCTTACCTGTTTGCACGTTAACTTTTGGTGATTTCAGGAAGTTAATCATATCGGATACACCATATCCAAAACCACCATTTCTAACAAACACCGTATCTAGTGATCCCTTTACTACAGGATCAGCAGTAGCAGTGTAGTATGATGGGATCGCTGTAGTATCACCTGCAGAAACTAATCCATCAATTGTGACAGCAATTTCTGGATATTTAAATGTATGGGTGCCGACTCCGACACTTGTAAGATCCTTATAGATCTTTCTATCATAATTTGTAGAACTCTCATCTGGTGCATCACTCAGAAGGAATCTATGCTCATCTAAAACTGTTACCTTGTAGTTAGAGTTTGCAGTTAGTCCACCAATAGCACTTCCATCGAATGAGTATATTACATTATCACCATTTTTGAATGAGTGATTTCTAGCATAGATGTAATTGTTCGCAGTATTAATTCCAACAAACGAAGAATATATGTTTTTTTGATTTATAGGAGGCCATACTTGTCCATCGACAACAACTTTTCTATTTGAGAAATCATCAGATGAATTAGTAATAACAATTCTATCAATAACTTTCCTGACCATCTTAGATCGGAAAGTGTGTTGCTTATTTCCATTCGCAAGAAAATCAACAGTGTTAATTCCAGATATCACATCATTTCTTGATGGGTGAATTCTGAATTGTGTATCATTGATTTTTTTAAGGAAGTATGATGTTCCAGATGTCAGTCTATCTGTTCCAAATCCGACAGCAGTGCTGCCGATACCAATTGGTGTTCCTGTGGCAAGATATGTAACTTCTTCTCCGTCTAAGAATCTATGTCCATTTGGAATATCAATAAAATCACCACCCAGATTGACCTCAAAGTCAGTGAATGACACTTCATAGGTCAATCCTCTCATTCTTGCTTCTGCAGTCGCTTCTGTGCCATTACCACCACTAATTGTTACTACTGGCGTATCTGCATAATCAAATCCTTGATTTGTAATAATAATATTTTCTATTTTTCCGACAAAATTACCATGAACAGATGCACTAGATCCATTATCATCTGTCACACCAATTTTCGGTGGATTAACAATATCATATCCACTTCCATTATTCAGAACATTGACTGCATCAATTTGACCAAAGAAAATAGAGTCTTCACCAACTGGTGAATACAGTTCTAGACCATTTAAAGCAACACCAATCGGTCCAGTAATCTCTTTATGAGATTTTCCTGGTTTTGGTGTTTTGTAAATTCTCTTAAAGTTGTTCTGAATAACTAATTCTCTTCCATGCAGTGATGATGGAGTTAATTTGTAATTTCCACCAACAGTTGATTTAATATCAATAAAAATTCTATTACTTACATCAGCACGACTTACGCCAAGTTGAATATTATCGTCATCAATCGCATATACAAAGTATGTACCATTTGATATTCCATCTGTACCACTTATTGTTTGATGAACAACACCTTCACCTGATCTAAATCCATGATCAGCAATATTGATACTATTTGCCGTTGCATCAATATCTCCACTGACATATGTCTTAGATCTATCAGTAATTTCTACACTGTTGTAACCAGGAAGACCCGTAAATGCAACATATGTGTTTTTGTCTGTATCAACAAAAGTATTTTGGATGTTAGCAAGAGCACCTTCACTATTAAGATTGGTGCTAGCGAATTTAAGTCTCTTTCTTACAATATATTTTTTATTGGGACTTAAAGAACCAGAACCAATTGAGAATTGAGTCCTACTGCTAACTGCGCTGACTTCTACATTTTCCTGTTCTACAACTCTTGTATCTTTAAGTAAAATATCAACTCTATCACCAACATGGAGATAGTGATCAACTTCTGTAATAATGTTATTTGTGGTATTTGACCTTACATTAGTAAATGTGACATTATTATAGAACCAAGAATTAAATCTGGGATCAGTTTCTTCTAATTTTTCCCCAAGGTGTTTAATGGACAGTCTATCTCCATTCTCAAACTGACTACTAGTGTCGCTATTCTTTGCTAAACCTACCAGAGTGCCTACGACACGCATCTGTACAGGTTTCTTAGTGTCGTTATCTTCATAACCATACAAGAAGGTACTGTCAATGATAGAATCGCCTTCTACAAGGGTTGTAGACAGTCCTACGCAACCAAAAAACTGGTTAGCATTCTTGTAAGTATAAGTAACTTCACTATATCTCGGTTGAGTGCCTTTATTGAAGAAACTACCACTTTCTGGAAAACCGATTGTAGAATCTACAGTCAGAGTAGTGTCTGTTACACCAACTCCAAGAACTTTGGTTTTTGTATTGGTGCGAATTGTATTTACAACTGATCCTCTTGAGAAAAATATCTTATAAAACTTTTTCCTATTCAAAAATACTTCTTGAATTCTTGCAACAGTTCCAGATGCAGTGGGGTTTGTGAATGAACCTTGTAATAGAGTTGTTGACTCAAGTTTTCCTGGATCACCCTCAATAGGTTCGACAACAATAATATCAGATAAAGACCAATCAGCAGTTGATGCTTGGATTGTCTTATCAAAAGGTTTAACAACCTCAACATACTTTCCAAACAGCACACTGAAGAGAATTCTCAGAGAAGAGTCAGTTCCTTTTGAGCTATAGAAATCTCTTGCTCTTGATAAAATATTGTCAATGTTGACAGACTGGAATTGTCTTTCTTCAAATCCAGGAAGGTATAACGTTTTGTATTTTTTGTAAAATTCTGCTAAAAATACTAAACCAAGATTAGTTACAGTAGACCCTTGGGCATGAATTTCTGTATTACTTACATTAAAATTTAAAAACTCTGGATTTTCGTTTTCACTCAGAGCATCGATACCAGAAAATCCTCTAATACAACCAGTAAAAGAAGTAGAGGTTTTTCCAGTATATGTTATAATCTCATTTCCAATTTTTATCAGACCATATTTGTCTGGAAACCCCGTAGTATTGCTTACATTAATTACATCGTCAATATTAAAGACCGCCTCTGACGTTGTTGGTGCAGTTTCTATAAAAGGCAGTTTTTCAAAAGTAGAGATGTCTTTTAAATTACCAACACGAGATGCCAGATCAACAGTTCCGTACTCATGTTCTTGAGACAGATAGTATTGCTCTAAAAATTCCTTAAATAGAGGATTTTCATCTAAAATGAATTCTGGAAGTTGATTTTCCAGAATATTAGAGATTTTTACTTTGTTATCTGCCATTTCTTATCGAGTGAATTTTCTGCTGCTAGTGAAACTTGAAGGTGGAACGTAATTGCTACCAGATCTATTTGATCCAGAGGTAATCAGGTCTTCTTTGAGTGTAAGTACACTCTTTCCTGTAGTATCTAGGACGATATAAAGATTCTCTTTTGCGATGATATCGTTTGAGTCAGGAGTTGCTTCAATTTCAATGCGATTCTCAAGAGATGTAGATGTAATGTTGATTGGGTAGAGAATAATTTCACCTTTTTCATAATCAACCATTCCTGCATCAGAAATGACCGTGCTGATTACGTTATTTTCATCAATTCTAATAATAGAGATGGATCCTGTCTTGGGAACTACCTGTGAAGGTCTTCCAGGAATTGTAATGTCAGTATTAGGAACATCAGTCAAGAAAACTGTTCCCTCAATTCCCTCAACAGTGAATCCTGAGGACCTAATATTAAATCCTTCGATTTCTGCATGGAATTTGTTGACATAGCAGAGTTCATAGTTAGCAAGTTGGTTATATGCAGGAACCATATTTCTTCTAATCACCAGATTTGTGATATTTGAAGTAATTCCAGTGTCAACTTGATCAATTTGTGAAAGAAGTTTACTATATTTCAGTCTTCCGCCAAAAGAATTGATATCAGATGACTTTGCATAATTTTCGATGCTCTTTACAATTCTTGTATAGAGTTGCGATGGATTGGTAACGAAACTTGGATCATATGAAACCGTAGAATCATACTCAACATATAGGTATTTCAGATCTAAAAACTCTTGTTTGACACCAGCGACAGCGTATTGCTTCAGATCATTCTTAATCGAATCTTTTGCAACAGTAGACAAGAATTCACCATTTTTTGGTTTGACTGTAATAAAGACTCGACCATATTGTGGTGGATCAAGTTCTTCACCACCGTATGCTGTGACAGACTCAATGTTAGGATACAGAAAAGGTATCAGACTAGTGTAATCTGTAGCGGTAACCGCTCTATACTGCGATGCATAGACCCTAGGAGCAAGGTATTTGATGGTATCAATACTTTCTATCTCATCGCCTTGTTCAGACGCCTGTATGGTCGTTACACCAGAGATTCCAGTCGTAACACTTCTCTCCTCACCTGTTGATGAATAGGTTAAGTTACCTGAAAATGTAAAGTTCCTAGCGCCATTTGCAGCAGAACCATTTGTTGTAATGTAAGTGACCTCAATTGTGCTGCCATCCGCTGGTTTTTTGCCCAGGATGTTGTCACCAAACAGAATTTGATATTTTTCGTCGTCGATTTCTTGTACAAGATACAAACGAGTATCTGGACTTACATTAAAAATGTTTTGATATGGTGTATACTCTTGTTTTGCAGAAGATGCTCCATCTGTGACTGTAACTCTGATGCTAGAAGTATCAATACCATCATTTGGTAAGATATATTTTGCATCTGGTTGAGAATCATCAACTCTAAATGTCTTTCTGAGGAGATTTCCCTCGTAAATCTCAATTGCACTAAATGTTGCAACTCCTGAAGAGTTTGGAGTTACTGTAATGTCCTCTGGAACTGAGAAAATATGGTTTCCATTTGCCGCAGCACCGAGTGCAGCAACTCCTTTCTTTAATTTGACTGATCTTGCATCTAATGAACTTACATCTACGTTAAAAGTGATTCTTGCAGTCGATGATTTCTTCGATCTAGGCACATATCCAATGTTTCGTGCCAATGCTACGACATTTTCACGCAATGTCGCACTATCAATGAACGATTCATTGACTGCCATGTTGGTGTTGTAGGCAGTAATGTAGGAATTATACGCTAATGTGTCGATCAGAACAGAAAAGTTCGATCCCTCGAAGTCGAAATCCGAAAAACTACTGTTTGACCTCAGATAATCCTTAATCTGAGTTCGTATATCATTAAAATCGAGGTTAGTAAACTGGTTGAATGCCATTAGACCCTAGAAGGTTGTAAGATAAACTCTATATTTTGTCTTGGAAGTGGTAATCCAGTGATGTCGTACTCAATTTGAATGAAAAGATCGTTAGAATCCTTATCAGCTTCCACAAAAACGTTGGTTAACGTGATTCGTGGTTCATAATTACTCAATAATGCAATAATTTCTTCTCTTAAGACATCATTATCAAAACTATTTAATTCAAAAAGCGTATCTCCGACTGATGTACCCAGCAAATCATTAAAAAATCTTTCCCCGACCTTGGTTCTGACTAAATTAATGACAGATTTCTTGATTGCATCTTCATTTTTCAGAGGAATCACATCATTTGTGATGGGATGTCTCTTAAACGACAAACTTATATCTCTAAATCCACGAGAAATCTTGACTGGCATCGTCGATGATACACTTTAACATACTATCTATAATGGTTTATTCAAGTTCTTCGTTTAATTGGACTTTTTCTCCTGTATCAATAGTCTTTGGTTGGTCAAAATTGACCTCATTTAGTGATACTTTTTGATCTTGAGGCTGTTCTTTTGGTAATGACCAATAATCTGATGTCAAACTTGTGGTTCCCCACACTTCTTTCATGTAACTAATATCCCTATCGACTGGTGAATTACCCATTTTCCTCCTCTTTTTCGTTATTTATTCTTTCTTTGGCAGTTTTCCAGAAATATTCGTCCTCTCTACCCATTCCAAGACGCTCAAATCCATTTTCGACTTGGTAATATTGAGTCGAAACCTTAAAATCAGGCATTTTTGGTTCGACCGGAGTCAAACTATTGTCGTAAATACGCAATCTATTGTTTGGATACAGTGCATATTGACCATTTTCTAACTCAATTAGGTTGTGTGACTTGTGTTCAGCAGGATTTTCACTCGTTGCCCAGTCAACATAGTCTGGATCATGATGATAATTATCGATTGTGCAGACATAATTGCCCTTTACATTGCCATAATCCCTTGTGTAGCACTCAAAATCCATCGAACCGATAAACTTTTTGTCCACTGAGACGACCCCATAGTCCATACAATTCCAGAATTGGAGATTTGGTAGGTCCATATCGGGTGAAGGGGTCTCAGGGTCCGCTACAAAGGCACTGATAGGCAGTTTATCGTACATTGCGGCATACTCTGGTAAGTATGTCTCAAAATAAAAAGCACGCCCAGGTATCGATTTAACCGACACCCAGACGCCTTTGACAAATTCACCATGACCAGACTGATGGTCTGTGAGATATTCTTTTCGTACCCATACTTCCATTGAGGGAAGATTCGCAATCAAGCACGCCATACAAAAGTTAACAGAACTAACTTATCTAGTCAAATCTTACCTTGACCGCGATAACGCTTACGTGCTTTATTACGAGAAGATGCAGCGTACTTGGTGTGCTGTCCCGAACCTTGACGAGTCTTCTTGGGGGTAGACTCAATCATTGCCGAACCTAACAGAGACTTTTTGATCTTTGCCATAATTTGTTTTTTCGCGATTTTTTTAAAACGGTTTTTAACGGGCGGTTATAACCCCACCCAGTATAGCATAACATCAGGACATATCCTAACACTCAGATCACGCGCATTTTTTCATGCCCAACGCGGATTTGGGGATCACACCAGATCTCATAACCCTTCTCAATTGCATCGAGACAGAAACTCACATCTTCTCCACACATATCTTGGACCTCTCCTGATTCAAATGTTTGCATCTTCGGAGCAAACCAAGGATAAGGAAGACTCTCAAAAACTCCATTCTTAATCAGAACCCATCCAAAACCAGTGTAATCAACCGTGAAAGGTTTCTTACGCTTGCTCATTGATTCGAGAGTTTCATGATTCATTACACCACCATTATTACGGAAGTCTCCTTCCTCCAACCAGTGGGCAACAGAAGTCGTGCGACCATCCTCAGTACAATACCAACCAGCGGCAATGTCTTTATCCATTGCAACAAGACGGTAGAACTTCTCCGTATCAAAGACGATATCGCTATCAATCCATAGTTGATAGTCGTAAGGAAGTTTGCCATCCCATGGTTTCTGAGAAGGACCACGCAATACATTTGCACCAAGACACTTACAACGTGCAAAGTTCACCATGGAACTATAGTCTTGTGAGATCTGAATACTCGCACCTGATTGTACCAGATCAAAACAAAGTTGTACGAATGCTTTCAGAAATGTATATGAACATCCTCTTCCAGGAAGACAAAAGACAATTGCCTTACCTCTTATCATTTCTTTTGCTGCTTCAATATTAAACCCCTCTACCTTCTTCGGTGTAGGAGCAGCAGTCTTTACTGTAAATCCTTTAGCCATGAAAATGAATTAAGTAACGATTCTATTATAACACAGCAAACCACTCAATGCAATTGCTCTGTTCTTACGTATTTATCTTTACACTTAAACCTTGTTCAATATCCTTTAACGTTATACTACCCTGTAAGTAAAGAAACCCCTTTGCCATCTCTAAGTGTTTCTTTAATGCATACTCAGGTATTTTCTCTAATACTGTGATACCATTATATTCTATGTTATAAGTATTCATCTGAAATTTTCTCCAATAGGTAGGTAAGATCTTCCTTTGTACCGAAATCTCTAATTAATCTATCGTCACTCTCTAAACGATATTCAAGTGTCTCTATGAGTAGTTCTCTTTCATAGTTATCGATTGATAATCCCATAGTAAACCACGAATGCTCTTCTGCCTTATATATTCATTTCCAGTTTCCAATCACGGTGGTTATGCTCATCTTTCCATGTAGATAACCTAACAGAATGACTCCGAGTGTACCGATAAACATCACAATAAGACTGACAGCAATCTCCAAAGGGGGTTTCAGTGGATTTTTACTGGGAGAAATTTTTTCTTGCTCAGGGGTTTCAGAAGTCATTTTTACTGGCAG